CCTCTAATCAACTTGTTATAAATGGGACAGCCGTTACTTCTACTGCCGCAGAGTTAAATATACTTGATGGTGTTACTTCTACTGCTTCTGAATTAAATATTATGGATGGTGTTACTTCTACCGCAGCAGAATTAAATATTATGGATGGTGATACTAGTGCAACATCTACAACTGTAGCAGACGCAGATAGAGTTGTTTTAAATGATAACGGAACAATGGTTCAAGTTGCAGTTACAGACTTAGATACTTATGTTTCTGGCACTACAAAAACTCTTACAAATAAAACTCTTACAACTCCAGTAATTGCAGAGATTACCTCTGGCTCAACTATAACATTAAATGCAACCACAGATATTGTTTTAGATGCGGATGGTGCTAATGTTACATTTAAAGACAATGGCACATCAATTCTTGATATTGCCAACAACTCATCAGATGTAGAATTAACAGTAAGCACTGCAGATAAAAACTTTTTAGTAAAAGGAACAGATGGTGCTAGTGGAATTACTGCTCTCGACATAGATATGGCTCTTGCAGGTAAAGCAACATTTAATGGAGATGTTGTGGTAGGAGGTGATTTAACTATATCAGGCGATGATTTAGTTATGGGGACAAATACTTCAGGTCATTTACTTATAGCAGATGGCACAAACTTTAATCCTACAGCAGTTGGTGATTTATCTGAAATATCAACCGTTGCAAATGATGATGTATTTTTAGCAGTTGATACATCGGGTGGTGGTCTTAAAAAAATACAACGAAGTGCAATTGTAGCAGGACTTGCAACATCTGGTGCTATATCTAATGTTGTTGAAGATACTTCTCCTCAATTAGGTGCTAATTTAGATACTAATTCACATAATATATTAATTGATGATGCACATTTTATTGGTGATGAAAACGGCAATGAACAAATAATATTTCAAACAACTGCATCAGCTGTAAACCAGTTTGACATAACAAATGCTGCAACAGGCAGTCCTCCTAAATTATCATCAACAGGTGGTGACTCAAATATTGATTTAGAACTTGAGGCAAAAGGCACAGGACATATAACTGTAAGAGGTAATACTAATCCGGGTTCAATACAGTTTAATTGTGAAAATAATTCACATGGGCAAATAGTTAAATCTCAAGCACACTCTGAAGGCGTAACAAACGTATTAACATTACCTGCAGGAGCAGATTCAACACTTTTATCAGCAGTTTCTACAGCCACTTTAACAAACAAAAGTTTTGGAGATGATGTATTAATTAAAACATCTGACGGTGCTATTTTAAAACTACAAACAAGTGATACAACCGTGGCTGATGGAGATGTTATTGGAGCTATAGAGTTTTCTGCACCAGATGAAGCAAGTGGGACAGATGCTATACTGACAGCAGCATCAATAGTTGCTGAAGCGGATGCAACTTTTGCCGCAGATGCTAATAATACTGACTTGGTGTTTAAATTAGGTGCTTCTGAAGCTGCTGCTGAAAAAATGAGATTAACACATGAGGGTAAATTAACTATTAATGGTGCATATACTCTTCCAGCGGCAGATGGTTCAAATGGTCATGTTTTAAAAACAGATGGAAGTGGAAATGTCTCCTTTGGTGCTGTGTCTGGTGGTGTGGCTGCTGATGATATTAGCACTGGTGATGCCGCAACTACTATAGCAACAAGTGCAGGAAATATTACAATAGATGCTCAAGGTAATGATACTGATATTATTTTTAAAGGAACTGATGGTGGTTCAGACATAACAGCCTTAACACTAGATATGAGTGCGGCAGGAGCTGCCACATTTAATAATGATGTTACTGCTTTTTCTGACGAAAGACTTAAAGAAAATGTTGAAACTATTGAAAATGGTCTTGATAAAGTATGTCAACTTAGAGGCGTGACATATAATAGAAATGACCAAGAAAATGCAAGAAAACAAATAGGTGTTATTGCTCAAGAAGTTGAAGAAGTTTTACCAGAAGTTGTTTTAACAGCAGATGATGAGATGAAAACAAAGTCTGTTGACTATGCTAAAATAACTGCTGTATTAATAGAAGCGATAAAAGAATTAAAACAAGAAATAAAAGAATTAAAGGCAAAATAAATGACAATAGGTGAATCTGGACAATCATTAGCTTTTTCTGCACTACGAACAGAATTTGTAGGTGGTAGCAGTGCTATATCTTTAAGTGATTTATATAGAGGTGGTAGTAATATACGAACAAAACACCCCGGAAATCCTGCTGTTAATGATGCTGCAAATATACCTACAAGTAGCACTATTTCATTTAGCGAGTTTTATGATCAAGGAAAAGGATTTACTTTTACTTATTCAGCAAACGCTACTGACCAAGATATAGCACCTTTATTTGGTTCTGATGATTTTGCTGTAGATTATCCTAAAAATGTATTAATACCGTCAGATTATACAATAGGCACAAACAATACTTCAGAATTTGCTCTTGAACTTGAATCTGGCGGAAATGGAACAATCACCATCACTAATAATGGAACAATTGTAGGAGCTGGTGGTGCAGCGGGTGCCGCAGGCTCTGCAGGCTCTGGTGGAGCAGGTGGTGCAGGTGCGGCGGGTTCTGCGGGTGGTGAAGCTTTTAAGGCAGCTATGGCCTGTGTTTTCGTCAACAACGGAAGCCTTCTAGCAGGAGGTGGAGGTGGCGGCGGCGGAGGTGGCGGCGGTCTCGGAGGAGATGGTCAAGATTCTTCAACAGCACAACAAGGCCCAACTATTAATTTTGCTGACCCGCAAAGAACAAACTGGGCATACGGACAACACCCCTCAATCAATGCAACTTATATAATGTGGGGTGGCTCACAACAAGGTAATCCACAACCTTTACCAACAACTAGTTTAACAGTAGGGCAATATACATACTATAGAGGGCATAAACATCCTGCATACGTGCCTACAGACCCTCAAGTTATGTATTATATAAGACGAACTTATCCTTCAACAGTAGCAACTGAAGGTGGCTCAGGAGGTGCGGGAGGTGCAGGTGGAGTTGGTAGAGGACATAACAATCCATCAGCAGGAAGTGGAGCCGCAGGTGCAGAAGGTTCAGCAGGAGGAACTAATGCAGGAACAGGTGGTGATGGTTCAGCAGGTGGCAATGGAGGTGGTTATGGCACGGCAGGACAAGCAGGAACGGCAGGACAAGACGGGGCTTCTGGAACAGACCCCGCAGGTAGTGAAGGTGGGGCCGCAGGAGCCGCAGGAGCCGCAGGAAATTACATAGAAGGATTATCAAATGTTACTTTTACAAATAACGGAACAGTTGCAGGAGGAACGTCATAATGGCTAGTTATGAGTGGGTGGTTGAAAAACTATATACAAAAAATATTACAACGGGGGGAACAACCTACACTGATGTGATTAAAAGAGTTGAAGCACATTTAAAGGCAACAAGTGATGTTAAGTCTAGTTTAACAAGACAACACTGGGTTGATTTAAATTTGAATACAAATAATGTTGCAAGTTCTTTTACTGCATACAATGGTGTAAGTAAAGCAAATGTAATTTCTTGGGTAGAAACTAGATTGACTTCTTCTACTATAAATAGTATAAAAACACATTTAGAAAGTGAATTAGCTTTTGACGAAGATGTGGATGGAGCAGCAGCTAAAGTTGATTCGGATGGTAATGCGACATTTCCTTATTCATAATATTTATGAAAAAAGTTTTAGATATTCGACATAAAATATATCCTATTGTAGTTATTGATAATTGGTATAATGAACAAGAATTAGAAGATGTTTGGAAGGAAATTAATTTTTATTCTCAAACAAATAAGATGCAAAAAGCCGACCAAACTAATGTAGCTAGAACGCTTGAAGGAAAACCATTATCAAATAATTTAAGAGTATTTCCAGACGAAGTTCTTAAAGACAAACAATATTCTATAATTTTAAATAATTACTTGCCAAAAATACAATCTAAAGAATTTCATGATATAGTAAAAACTCAATTCCATCATGGCACAGAGAATGAAACTTATGCTTGGTTTGGAGATTTTGCAAATACAAATATAAGCACTTCTATGCTTTCGTATTACGATGAGTCAACTTATTATGGTGAGCATCACGATACATTCAAATGGACAATGATAATTTTTTTATACAAAGAACCAAAAAACTTTACTGGTGGTGACTTTAATATTACACGGGGAAAAATTAAAATTGAGTGCAAGAGTAACAGATTACTGCTTTTTCCAAGTTGGTATCATCACTCAGTAGATGAAATTAAGTTAATTGATAAAGATAAAAAATTTTCTGGTAAGTGGGCAATAGTTTATATGCTAGGAACTGTTCCTCAAATGGCAAAAGAATGAACAAAGTTTTAAATTTAATTTCTCGTGATATGAGTGATTATTTAACTTCTCATTGTCACACTATAGGAAAAGTTATTGATAAAGTGCAAGACGGCCCTTTTGCAGGATGCACAAATTTTTATGCAGATGCCCCAACAGAAGCTTTATTACTTTATTTAAAAAATAAAATTGAAGAAGGATATAATAAAGAGTTAATACCTACTTATTCATTTTGGAGAACTTATTACAAAGGTCAAAGTTGCCCCCCTCATAAAGACAGAGAATCATGTGAGGTTAGCGTTACTTTATGTTTAGGAAAGTCAGATAGTAATAATAATTGGGGTATCTATGTTGAGGGAAAAGAATTTGTATTAGAAGAAGGACAAGGCGTTATATACAAAGGGTGTGAACAAGAACATTGGCGTAATGACTTGCATTATGATTGGCATACACAAGTTTTTTTGCATTATATTGAAAAAGAGGGTAAATATGACCCTATGTTTAAATATGATAAACGTCATTTTCTTTATGCAGATCCAGTAGGCTAAAGGTAGTATTAGTAATGAAAAGAAATATAATAGTGGCAAAAAAAGCTATTAGTCCTGCATTATGTAATTTAATAATAGATAGATGTAAAAATAATTTTATACCCGCAAGTGTGGGCAACGCAACGCCACAAGGACAAGTAAACAAAAAAATAAGAACAAGTGAAGTTTCGTTTATAAGAAGTGTAATTAAAAACTTAGATATATTTATACCAATATTACAATTGATAAAATATACAAATGATAAGTTTTACCAATTTGATATAGAAGAGCCTGAAACCTTACAAATTACTAGGTATGACGAAAAAAACCAAGGGTTTTACGAACCACACGAAGATGCACACTACGACAACGTTAATCCTGATTTATTAGTAAGAAAACTATCAATGTCTATACAACTTACTGCACCAGAATACTATAAAGGTGGGGAGTTTGTTTTTCCAGATGATAAAGACAAATTTAACGTAGAAGACTCAATGGAACAAGGCACAGTTATATTTTTTCCTTCATATATAAAACATGGTGTGCAACCAGTAACAGAAGGAATTAGATACAGTTGTGTAAGTTGGTTGTTAGGAAACCACTTTAAATGAACAAAGAAGAGTGGCAAAAAGAAGTAAAAAAAAGAAAACATCATGGCCCTTTTTATTACGAAGTTTATGATGAGTTTTTGCCAGAAATAGAATTTGCACAATTAAAACAATATTTAGGCAAAGGTGGAGATTTTCCTTGGTATACATCTCCACATATAAATCTACACGATGTAAATGGAGAAGATTTTTATTTTGCCACTTTAGTATATCTTAATACAGTTCGTGCTAAAGAAGAATGGTCACAAGGAATTACACTAGAACCTTTTTTAAATTTAACACAAAAATTACACATAAATGCGTTAATTAGAATAAAAGCAAATATGTATTTTAAAATAAAAAACGAGATAGATATACACGCACCTCATGTTGACTATGATTATTTTCATAACGGAGCATTGTTTTTTTTAACAAACTGTAACGCTCCTACTTTGATGGCTGATGGAACAGAAATAGAATCAAAAGAAAACAGACTTCTTTTATTTAATTCTGCAACTCCTCATTCAAGCTCTGCACCGACAGATAAATTGTTTAGACAAACGATAAACATAAATTACTTTGGCGGAGGTGTAAATGCAAAATACACAGACACAGCAAGAAGAAAACTAGTTGCGAGTAAACATGAAAAATGATTATATCTGAACTTACTTTTTGTGAAAAACACCCTATCGCAACCATTGATTATAGTGATGAATTTAAATTATTACAAAATGACATAATTGGAGCTATTTTACAACAAGGAGATTGTCAAAAACGAAAGTCTAATGTTCAAGCAGATATGACAAGTTGGCACATACACAAAACAAATAGTTCTTTTCAATGGATATGTGATAGAGCATTAAAGTCAGCACAAAGCATTACTCCTAATATTAAATTAAATATGTATGTTAGAGATTGTTGGGGGGCAGTATATAAAAAAGGAGACTACACAAATGAGCATGACCATTTTCCTTCTTTATGGAGTTTTGTTTTTTATGTTGATTGTTGTGAAAAATGTTCACCTTTAGTTTTTCCAACGGCGAATAATTATAAGTTAATACCAAAAGTAGGAAGTTTAACAATATTTCCTTCATTTGTTTTTCACTTAGTGCCTATTCAACAATGTCAACATAATAGAATAGTTGTTTCTGGTAATATAGAGTTTAAATAAATGAACATTAATTACAACGACCACATATTAGTTATTGATAACGCATTGCCAGATGATGTATGCGACAATGTTATAAAAGCAGTCGAATATTCTAATAGGGCTAAACTAGATAGAACAGAAGAAAATAGCATTAAACGAAAAGACATACAATGGCAGGGTAATTCTATTTTAGATGGATTAATAGCAATACAAAAAGATAACACCGATAAGTTTATAAAATGTTTAAATGACTCTTTGATGCAATATGGTTTTGTCAATGAAGTTGTCAGAAATTTTTATTTAGAAACGTCAGGTATATCGTTTTCAAGTTTTAAAGTTCAGTTAACACAAATTGGTGGAGGATTCCATAGTTGGCACTTTGAAGATTACATGAACAAGACAAGGTTTCTTGTTTGGTCACTTTTTTTAAATGATGTTGAAGAGGGTGGCGAATTAGAATTTTTACAATACCCTAGAAGAGTAAAAGCAAAGAAAGGGTCAATGTGTTTATTCCCTTGCGGTTTTACTCACACACACAGAGGTAATCCACCTATCTCAAATGATAAATGGATTGCTACTGGTTGGTATGAATATTTCCCAAAGGAGAATTGATAATGGAAGAAACACAAATAGAAATTGAACAACGACAAGACGGTAACTGGATAGTTTACGCAAAATTGTCAGCAGTAAGAATAGGATTACAAAACAAAGAATTTGTCAAAAATGGTAAC